AATCCACCAATCGTGCCATCCACAATGCTTTGCTGTTGAGTCAAGGTCATTTCTAAAGAATCACCATCCAAGCGCAAGGGATTGAAATACAGGTCATCGCCCAAGTATTGCATTGGTTCATCACCATCATGTTCGGGCAAATCCTCAGCAATCACACGAAAGACCACCGAAGCATTGGACCAGAAGCCACCAGCATTGATTGAGGCATCGCCATCAATAATGCAGATCCGTAAAGGCATCATCACCGCATTGGTTACCGTGATATTTGCTGAAAGTCGAAAGCCATCCTGATATTCAGTTTCTAAAGGCTGAATCACTTCATTGGTTTCAGGATCTCGGATTTCCTCTTGGGTGATGATGTAACGCCCGATCTCGGTAATTTCGACCACCTGGATACCTTCACTACTCTCTATAAAAGCGAAACCGACTTTTAAGTCGGCTTGAGTACTTGATGTATCCAGGATAATAAAATCATCCTCAGCAATATCAGGAATGCTACGTTTCACCTGTCGCAGAGGTATGCCCCAGTAGTTTCGTAAATTGGCATACAAAATATGGAACATGTCACCCATAGCTTTCTGCAGTTGCACATACTTAAAGCTCAGGATCTGCCGCGGTGCATCTCGCAATGCATTACGCTCTTCACTGCCACCAAAGGCTTCGTGTACTTCAGTTAAGAACTCAAGCCGTTCGGTAGATTCAAGTAGAGGGCAATTTGTTAATACATGCACCTCACCATATGACGTTTGTATTTTCATTTTGTCCTCAACAAAAAACATCAGGTTATACACCCAAGGCTGCACGATTACGTTTAAAGAATTTCACAAAGGCTTTGGTTCCATCTGGGTTAAATAGATAATCACTTAAATTCTGACGCTCATCCACAATCACAAAGTTTGGATTTAGATTAACGTTTGCTTGTGATGATTGTTGAGCCTGCTGTATATATCCGCTCATTTTCGGATTTTGCATATTCAGAACTTTTGGTGCATCTAATGCAATTGCTCCGCCATCAGCATATGTCCGCGGAAGTTCACCAGTTCTATTCATGTAGTAGAGATTTTCTAAGCCTATTTTTTCAACAGCAGCTGCTCTAAACATGAACTCTCTGTTTGATGCCATGATTGGAATTTCGTCGCTTGTACCCGTGCCCTTGCCAGTAATAAGACCGCCAGTTGCGTAATATCCTGCAGGAGTTAACGCAGACACGGCGGCTTGCAAAAGCCCTGTTTCCATAGTAGCCATAGCAACAGCAGGTAAGTTATATGGGAAAGGTGCTGAAGCCCAAGCTGCCGAAATAGCTGCATAGCTATTCATGGCAGTAGAAAATAGTGCTGCCCCTTTCTGAATACCCCCAAGAATTGCATAAGCAGAACTTGATGAATCAACAAGACCCATCATCATTCCAGCGAAATCAGCACCGTATTGCGCACCATAGGTCAACTGTAATCGTAAACGCTGAGATTGAAATTCCTCTTCAGTAACTAACATCTGCGCACGCGCTTCTGCAAGTAATTCAATGTCTTGTTGGTAGGGAGATTTGTCCAAGCCCATCATGGACTTGAGATCGTCCCAAGTTTTTTCCTTTTCTGCGTTCTGATCTATACCTTGCTGGATGTTTGCCTGTTTAACTAAGGCATCTTTCATTTCAGGCGAATAGTTTGCAGTATTCAATATCTCTGCACGTACCAGCGCATAGTATTGCTCTGCATATTCACTTGCAGTCATCCAGAGTTGCTTGACTTGAAGTAGCTCTTTAGCTTGATTGATCTCCAATTGTTTCTTCTGATATGCGTATTGCTCATCAAGAAACTTTAATTTTGATTCACGGACTTCATCAGCAATTTTTACATCATTTTCAGCAATCTCACGATCCATCTGGTATGAGTATTCAAGCTTCTTCTCTTCGGTCCACTTGTACTGGTTTAGCTCTAGATTAAGGGTTTTGAAATATTCAGCACTTTCTGCATCAAACCGTTTTTGCACTAATGCCAAATACTTGGCTTGCTCTGCTGCGCTGAACCCTGCACCTTTTACTAAATCCTGCTGATCTTTCTCATCCCAAACTAGATTTTGGAAATCCGATGCATATGCTTTTGAAATCTGCTCACGATCTCTCTTCTGCTGCTCTAGAATTCGATTCTGTTCAGCAAGTGCTTTATTGTGTGCTGCAACGGCTTTAGATGCATCACTTTGCTTTTTAGCCCAATCCTCCATTCCAGTGGTAACGCCAGCGACACTCTGTTGTGTTTGTGCCATGGTTTTTACGGCATCATTGACCGTTCCAGAAAATAACTTACGCAAAGAGGCGTCAATATCTTCAATGACTTTTGCATTATCTTCAGCAGCCATCGAAGTGCCGCTGGTTGGTGCTTTGGCAACTGTCGCTCCGAAAATTGCAGTGCGTGCAAATTTCACACCTGGCAACTTTGAGAACCAACTACTACCCTCTGATTCAGCCGCACCATATACAACATTTTTAGCGTTCACAGCATCAACTGCCAAACCCGCTACAGCATTGGTCAGCAGCTTTACGGATGCATAAACACCCAAAGCAATTGCAGCCACGCCTTTAAATACATACCCGAGATCTTCACCAGCATCTTTAAGCAAATTGGTTTCGGTGGTTGCATCCGTCATCGCATCGCCAACGGATACCAAAGATGGGATTAATCCTTGAATGAATTGATTTTTAGCGCCCTTTACCTGCATCTCAAGCAATTCAAGCTGTATCTTAAATTCAGCCGCTTTTTGAATGCCTGATTCATCAATAATGATGCCTGCTTTTTCAGCCTCTTCCGCCCAAAATCTAAACCCTTCGCCTCCATCTTTTAGCAATGGAATAAGGTTCGTTGTATCAGATGCCATGCTTTCTAAATAGAAGGACATTTGTTGTTGTGTAACGCCTGCCTCTTCAAGCTTGTCCACATATAATTGAAGTGCTTGTGGTCCGCTTAGCTTTTGCATTTCAAGGGCTAGTTTCTTTGCACCCTCTGCACTGCCCTCGGTTTTAACAGCAATTTTTTCAAAGAAATCTACCGCACCGCCTGATCCAATTGTGATGAACTCGCCTAACTTTTCATTAAAATCTTTTAATTGGTCTGCGAGTTTTTCTTGGCTAATACCCATGGTCTGGGCGCCAGCGGCCATTTTTTGAAATTCTTGCGTAGTGGTATTTGAGATTGAAGCAAAAGTTCTTAATTCGTTAGCTGCATTAGCATACTCATTTGCCATTGCATAAATGCCCACGCCAACAGCGGCTGCACTTGCGGCTGCTACAGTTCCATAGGTACTGATATAGCCGCGCATCTTTTCAAAACTGACTTTCGCTTGTTTTTCTGCCTCTTTGATTGGAGCAACAAAACTACCAGTTTTCGCAATTAAATCGAGCGTAAGTGTTCCGAGTTTTGTGCTCATATAAAACCTCAGGCAATAAAAAACCCCGCTATTGCGGGGCTTTATGAATTAAGAAAATCTATTGAATTTGGGTGGAAAATCTCTGAAGGGCTTTAAATGCCAAAGTGTCTTTTCCATCGTTAATGAGATAAGTTTCTATATAACTTCCATCTGCACGATTAATTTTAAGCCAAACTTTTTGAGCTTTTAATATTTTGTCGAGATCAGTTTTTTCTATTGCAAACCGCTGAAAGGATTCCTTGTACAAGCCAACTGTTTTTAAATCTGATGCCTCTCTGACACGAGTTGCTTTAACGATTTCGCCATCGATATTTATCCATAAATCCGCCATTACGACGAATTCGCGTAAAGCGTATAAATCCAATCCCACCAGATCATTTAAGTCGCTTTTCCACAAAGCGCCTACAGAAATGCATGTTTGCTTCATGTTCATACAGGATGAGGACCCATAAGGCTTAAGTGTGACTTCCTTTGTTCCGTCAAAACCGCTTGTTTTTATAGTCACACCCTTGGGTTCGGCATGTGCAAATGCTGTTAAAAGCATGCAGGTTAATGCTGTAAAAATTATTCTTTTCATGGGTATCTCGAATACAAATATGTAAAACAAGATACTAATTCTTAGCATAAAAAGAAACCTCCCGAAGGAGGCTATTCATCCCTAGAAGTTATAACGCAAACCTGCCTTATACGTGACTCCATCATAATCACCAACAGTATAATTATAGTGATCTATCCCACCATTCCATGAGCACGTGCCACTGCCAACACTATTACTTTGCGTACCATTATTACAGGTGGTAGACGATGAAACATCCCAAGACCACTTATACCCAATACCGCCATATAAACCAAAAGACGGGGTGAACGTATATCCAACCTCAAGACCTACTGGCAAAGTAAAATATGACGATGTATCAAAACCATCAACATCCAACGCACTAAAGCCCATGCCAAGCGTTCCAAGCGTATAAAATCCATTAATACTAACTAGATTAAGCTGTCCACCAAATGAAAATTCATAAGCCTCGCCATCGTATTCACTATTTTCTTGGTACTCGAACTTACCCCACATGCCGCTTCTATGTGGCGAAGATGAAAGTCCTATACCAAAGCCCTTTAGATCCTCATTAATATCATTCGCAAATTCCCCATCTTGCGAAGAATATTCAGCAAAAAACGACATTTTAGGATTGGATTCAACTCCATATCTAGTTGTTTGGATTGGAGCATAGTATTGAGTCGTTGCTACAGGTGTTTGAATTCCCTGCATCGGCACTGGCTGTCCTTGCTGAATCAATAAAGGTTGATTTGCATTGGATAAAGTGGAAGCAGCGCTCAGAACCCCGATTAAAACTAATTTTTTCATAAAGCACCTATTGTTATTTTAGATACCAAATCTAACAAAAGCTTTACAAAAAATCCATTATTCATGAGCCTAATCATAAAACCAAAGAAACCAACCTAAGCCGATTTCTTCTTTTCGATTTCTTGCATGCGCATTTGTTCATAAGTTAATTCTGGCGTAGCTTCATGTGGCATAAAGTCACGTGCATCAACTTCTGTGCCTTCTTTAACTTTGAATCGAGTGTAGTGCGCCATCCAGTTGCCGAAGCCTTGCTCAATACGGCGACCAAAAAAAAGAGAGCCAAACTTTTTACGATAGGCTCTCCACATATCCAACTCTGCTGGGCTTAGGTTTCGTCTTGCGTCTGCGATTGTACTTCCGCCGATTCCGTTGAGGACGAGTTCGCAGAAGAATTCTTCTTCTTCGTTGAGATCCAATTCTTTCCCAAAAGATCCAGAACCTCATCCACGGCTTCATACATTGCGTTCAGTATTTCAGTAGAGACCCCACCAGTATCTTTAATATCTGGGAAGAAGCGCTTATTTTCTGATTCAAACACTGTTTGAAATACA